ATGGCACAGAACAAATGGGTTCTTCGGAACAAGCTGTCGGAGCTCTATGGCTACTCGCTCTCAGCGATCGACCATAAGCGTAAGGACGGCACATGGCCTGAGGGGCGCATCTGGCGGAAGGCCCCCGATGGCAGGATTTTCTACAACGTCGAGGCCTTGGACCGCTGGGTGGAGTCGGGACCAGGTCCCCGCTGAGCACATCGAAAACCAACACCAGCCACTTCCGTTCATAGCCGAGGCGAGGAGCGCCTGGAGCACCTACACAAAGGGCGGCACAGGCAGCTCGCCGGCAAGCCGACCCAATACCGGGAAATGACCAAGGCATTGCTACAGATCCAGAAAGCTCAAGTTGATAGTAGCCTCCTGTGGCACCGGGTCTACGCTACGCCCTCCCAGAGCCCTCAAAGCTGCCTCACGGAGTACGACCGGCCAACCGTCAGCGTTAACCCGATACGGAATGCCCATGGCTCTCAGATGATCGATCTGCTTGCGGCGCTGGGAGGCACCCGTGAGTTCTTTTAGCTCAGTCCGGCTCAACACAATCATGGCATGGCTCTCTCAACTGAATCGATATACTCAGGCGCGGGATAAAAGCGCCTCTGCCTCTTGATGCCCGTCCGGCCTTGGATCCCTTCTCTCAGGCCTCCAGCCTTCATACTCTCACCCCCCCCAGCACCATCTTGAGTAATACCGCCGGCACGCGCTGCAAGGCCATCCCGGCGGGAGATGGAAATGTTACTTCTCGTATTCAAGTTCGCTTGATTCTTTGTGGGCTCATCCCTATCCTTCAGCCACACGTAGCGTGAAACCATTGAACGACACGGCTGCGAAGCACGGAGAGAGATATGACGACAGCGCGAGACATTGCTAACTATCTGTTAGTTAAGGCGAATCAGGCTGAGGGTGAGGCAGCTGAGATCTCGAATCTGAAGCTGCAGAAGCTGCTCTACTATGTTCAGGGCTTTCATACCGTGCTTTTTGATCGCCCTGCATTCGATGACCGCATGGAAGCGTGGTTGCATGGCCCAGTACTCCCGTCTATCTACCGTGAGTTCCGCCAATACGGCAATGGGAACATCCCGGCGCCGCCTCCTGAGGTAGTCGACCAGATCGACGAAGATACTGCCGAGCTGGTTGATGAGGTATTTAATGTATATGCCAAGCACTCAGCGTGGCACCTGCGCAACCTGACCCACGAAGAGGATCCGTGGCTTAACAACTACGACGCTGAGACTGGCTCGCAGGAGATCACCACTGAGGATCTGGCAGAGTTTTTCCCCAGCTTGCTTGAGTGATGCAGCATGGCTAATAGTGGGAAGAAGCGCCGCATCAAGGACCGTAAGGCAAGAACCAAACAGGACTTGGCGCAGCGTCGCCCGGAGAGAAAGTCTACCAATCGAGAAACCCCTTGGTTCTGTTTCAACCAGTTGCAACGGGGTCATTGCATACAGGACTGTGAGCGTGAGCAGCAGGCAGCAGTAGCGGATACCTTGCGCCGACTGAGCCAACTCACCTGGGGTGAAATTTCCCAAGCGCACCGGCATGGGCTTGGCTACGAAAAGATTTCGCGTGATTCCTTAAAGGTGCCGATACCACCGCAAGTTACTGAAGATGCCCAACTGCTGTCATTCCGGTGTCATGCACATGCCCCAATGGTGGGTTATCGAGTTGACCGAGTGTTCCATGTTGTCTGGGTAGATCGAGCGTTCGACGTATACAACCATGGTTCCTGAACCCCGACGTCGCGGGGTTTTTCAGTCGTTCAGCGCTGAAGTGTCGAATTCTCGAGACCACCCGGCTAGCCAGTCAGCCAACTCCTCGGCGGTGTATTCGTGTGTTGCTACACCCTCGTAGATCGTAACCACCTCATGGCCCGGCGCGGTCAATTCCCATCCATTCAGCAAAAGAAACACATACACGCACTCCGCAGCTGTGCGCTTGTTGGCGTTTAAAAAGCAATGATTCTGAACAAGTCCCTCGCCAAGCACTGCAGCCAACGTGAATATGTCGTCGGTCTGTTCGTAATATCGGTGGGTACAGGGCCGTTGTTGAGCGCTTTCCAAAGCCCCTTGGTCAATGATGCCAAAGGGCTCCTCGGGAGTTAGCTCGAGCATGCGCCTGTTCGTGGTGACAATATCCGCCACCGGGAGGTAGCGAATGCCATCCGTATGGCTGTCACCGCAGGACGACAATCCGAATTAGACCTTGGCTAGGTCGCGGTAGGCTTCTTTGTAGCGAGCCAGGGAGCGCTCACGCGCTTTCTCCAACTGGGCTTGGTGATCGCCAAGGCACGGGCGGGCGCTGGCCACTTCACCCTCACGACGCGCGGGGATGACGAGACGCTCTTGCTGCCTAAGTGCTTGATTCATGGTGATCCCTCCTCTCTACGTTTCTGACGAAAACGCCCTTAGCCGCAAATGCGTTGCTAAGGACGTCGTCAGAAATCAATGAATAAAGCGTACGCGAGACCATGCGTGAATGCAATATGAGTACAGCTTCCGAAATGGTGCTACCGCAATTGCGCTGAAATCCGTTACGCAATTGGTACGTGGAACCTACAACAAAATTTGTAGGGCTTCACCTGGTGGGGCCTCCCTTCCAGCCGCGTCCGGTGTCGGCGGATGATAGCATCCGGATCGGTGCCAGTGCGGCGGGCAGGGTTGGTCACGATGGCTCTGCGCGGGCGGGTGACAATCACGAGGCACCTCCTTCCTTACGGTTCTGCCGGTCATAGATCTTGGCGTAGTCGATGCCAGTGCTCCCCGGGGTTCTCGCGACCGGCTTGCCGTTGGCCTTGGCGTATACCGACAGCGGGTTGAGTGCAGCGCTGACGCGCTGCTGGCGGGCGCGAGCTTCGGCCTCCTCGCGTAGACGTGCCGTCTTGGCTTCGGCCTCTTGGAGCGCGATGCGATTAAGCGCTTGCGCCCGGTAGGCGGCGCGTGCGGCAGAGTTGGCGAAGGGGCTTCTCTGGCTCTGGTGTTTCATGGTCACTCCTCCCGGCCGTGGGCGGTGATCGTGAGCCCGTTATGGAGCTCATCAGCGCGGGGATGGTGGTGAAGATAGGGAAGCTTAATTTCGATGACCGCACGTCCATAGCTGCTCTCCGGCTCGGCCTCCTCGAGGTCGGCATAGATTCGTCCCATACCGGCCAAGTGCTCCTCGAGCGCTTCCACCTGCTCGACCAGCTTGCCTTCTAGGTCGGCCAGTTCGGCATGTCGCACACGCCCCAGCGCCTGGCGATAGGCCCGACTCAGGGTTTCCAGGCGGCTGTCGGCTTGCTCCAGCTTGCGAGCCATGCCACGGCGCGCAGCGTCCTGGCTGCGGTGTTCAGCCTGCTTCTGCTCCAGCGACTTGCTGGCCTTGTCCGCTTCGGCCTTCGCGGCTTTCACTTCCTCTGCATTGGCCTCACCCATGGCCAACAGCGCTTCCGCTTCCTCGAAGCGCTCTTGTGCGGCCCGCTCAGCTTCGCGTGCAAGCGACAGCGGGCTGTCATCGGCGGTCATGTTGTTGAGAGCGGCAACCAGGCGCTCGCGATCCTTGGTGGCGGCGTCACGCTCCTTGAGCAGCGAGGCCAGGCTGGAGGCCGAGGCCTTGGGAGCCTTGGCCTCGAGATCTTCAAGGCGCTGATCTACCTCACCGCGGATCTGTTCCAGCCTGGCGACATCATCACGCCCTTTCTCCAGGGCAGCGAGGGCCTCGCGAAGCTTGGTCGCCAGGTCCTGTATGAAGGCGCGGCGCTCCTGGGACTGGTTGCGCCAGTCGAGGCTGTGCGTGGCGCGGCTTAGCAGTCCCAGCAGATGGGTGGCTGCGGCACCAGGATCGCCGTTCTCGCCCCGCAACACGGCGCGAACGTTCTGAGCGGACTCATCGCCGCGCATGGCTGCACGGTCCAGATCAGCTGGCATGAGGCTGCTATTCCAGGCCTGGCCACACAGGTAATTGATACGGCGCTGAGCGCCTTCCAGTCGCTGGTTGGCGTCTGCCATGCCGGTGATCTCGGCGCGCTCCTCCTGGAGATGGTCGAGTTGATCCAGCCAGGCGCTCCAGCTGTCTGCCGTGGCCGCCGCTTTACCTTTGATTGCTGCCATCATGTTGTGTTGCTCCTCTTCGATTGCCGGCGGCGCCGGCTGTGTGCCGTCACGCGTCGGCAGCGGCGTCTTCGTCGTCATCGACGATTGCTTGATACATCTGCTCGCGTAAGGCGTCGGTTACGAGCTGCACCATCTCGATGGCCTCAGGCGGTAGCCCGGCATCACGCTCGAGCATGTCAGCCAAGGAATCGAGACCACTCGCCACGGCCTTGGCCAGAGCAGCCATTTCCCGCTGAACCTCGCTGTCCGGTACCAGGCTGCGTAACTCGCGCTCGAGCTTTACCCGCTCGTTCTCGCTCTGGAACCAGGCCTTGCGGTCCTGGGGCAATAGGTCGTTGATGTCGAGCCCGTCGCCGGTGATGGCTCGGCGATCGGCTGTAAGCGCATCGACAACATCGGCGAGCCGGTATATCGGGTTACCACGCCGGGAACCTGCCGGCGGAATCGCCGCATCTTTGATCAACGTGGCCACCGTGCGCCTGTCGCGACCGATCGCTTCAGCGAGTCGGCTGATCGACCAGTGGTAGGCCTGCTCCCGTCCAATCACCTCGCCCATCGTCTGCTCAGCCGCACCCGCGGCGCTCCTCCATCACCTGTACATCAACGCGGCCGATCCTGGTGCCGCTATGCTCAGCTTGCACAGCTCGCATCTCCCACCGTTGCTGGGCTCGGGGCCACCTGCGGTGGAGCACCCAGGGAGCCCAAAAATTTGTCGAAATCCAGGGCTCAGCGTCCCCGTGGCCGGGGGGTGGGCGCCAGGAAGGACCCGCGATTTCTCAGCGGGAGCGTCGCCAGCAACTGAAGCCCATGGGGCGCGCGATCCATTCCGGGTCATTTCTTTATCAGCCGTTCGGCTTCATGCGCCATCCTTTGTATCAATCGATTTCCGGATGGAACCTGAAGGTCATCTTTCACGTCGGTGTATACTTGGCTCACGCTGGGCCCGTGGAGAATTTGCAAGCCGCCACTCCGGCCGAGGCCAGGCCCGTGCTTGGTGCGAATCGCGATCGCCTGCACGCCATTGGCGAAGGTGATGTAGAACGCCCCTGGCATACGCTTCTTTCCACCTGAGGGTTTAACCTGAACACCAATCCCGCCTCGCGCATACTTGCGGTTATCGTAGCGGGTCAGCAGCACCCCCCGGGAAGGAGTTTCGAGGCGCCCCATGGGGTTAGAAACGGTTGCCTTCCTGATGTTTAGTCGCTCTCTGACATAGCCGGCTTTCAGCTTCACCTGCTTGCGTATTTCCACTCCTGCTTCAGTCTTTGTAACGCTCAACGTGTGATTGATGGCACGGCTCATGGCGGTGCTAGAACCGTTTCTGATATGCGATAGCGCTCTCTCGACTTCTCGGATGGCGTTTACATCCATCTTTACTTTCATGCCCGTGTTCCTCTACCTGGTATCCAGAAAGTGGTGCTGGCCGGGGGGGGAATCCGGCACCAGCCGGCGGCCGCTGGTCATCATTCAGTTGGCCCCCCCTGGTCCGGGGTTATGGCCACCCTCTGACTCGGCCAGGGCCGATGCCAGCAAATGGTTAAACATCTGGAGCTCACGCTGGGCCGTGGCTTCTCTCATTACGTGGTGTTCCAGGTCGCGCGTATAGTCCATGGCCTGGTTTGCTAAGCGCGTCACCGCCTCCCCCCGGGTGTCTTCAGGTAGAGTGCGGGCGTGGTCGAGAATGGCGTCAGCGAAGGCCATGAACGGCGCCTGCAACTCGCTACGGGTAGCTTTTGAAAGCGCAGCGCCAGCTGCTCGAACCGTTCTGCAGCCCACACCTGGGCAGCGAGCGCCGAGGGCCCTCAGGTTGGCCAGGGCCAGGTTGAATTGGCGATGGTGATAGTCCCGCCGCTGGCGGGCAGCGGCGGATCTCTCGTCAAGCTCGCGGAACAGAATCGGCGTCATCAATGAATACCTCCCCCCTGGTTACGCTCAAGGGCTCGCTGGGCGTTCGCCTCCTTGGTCAAGGTGTCGAGGCGCAGCAGAGCGCCTAGCTCGTCCCTGCGGGCCTTCTGTGCCTTCGCCATAAGCTCGGTACACTGCTCGACGATGCGCATCATGCGGTCGCGTTCCGCCGCCCCTGGTGGGTGCTTTCGCGCCAGGTGAATCAGTGCATCAGTGAATTCATCGAACAGGGCACGCCGTTGATCGGCCTGTGCGGTGGCCAAGGCGTAGCCCGAGGCAGTTATCGCCGGATCGCCAAGTGAGCTGGCTTGATGTGCCATCTGGCCGAGCGCCTCGCGCACTTGCTCCAGCGACGCTCGGGCCTGGTTCAAGGCCACCCTGTTAATCGCTACCTTTACCGCCAGGGCTTGCAGGACAGGCGACAGCGTCGGATCGAGGCCGGGGATTACCCCCTTGCTGGCTGCTCTTTGCACCATATCAGGCACCCCCACCATTCAGCCCCAGCAGGAACTCCGCCCCTTCGGCGCTGGCCCTGAGCTGAACCTTCTCGATGATCTGCCACATCACCATTTCCAAGGCCGGCTCCAGGCCATCGCTGCTGATGTTGATAAGGCCGCCGCCGTTACGGATCGCATCAGTGCGAACTCGCATCTGCTCGATCTGCTCTCGAGTCAACTCGGCTTCGAGGCGCATGGCCTCATCACGCCGGGCACTCTCGCGCTGAATCTCACGCTCCAGCCCCAGCTCCTGCAGTCGCGAAATGTCGCCGGATCCCAGCACGCCATATAGCCCCTGGAGAACGTCACCCGTGTTATCGATGGTCGCGCTGATACTGTTGAACGCCGCCTCTACTCGAGCGGTGTCTGCTTCCAGTTGGGCGGTCTGCAGGCCGGCGGAGATCTCGAAGTTTTTAATGCGCTCGTTGCTCGCCAGTTCCTCCAATGAGAGCTCGTAATCCAACACCGCCTGCCGCGCCTTCAGAATGGCCTCCTGACCCTCGAGCACCTCGTTGGCCAGGTCCTGCTGCGCCTTGGCGCCGGTGTCGGCGCCGTTGCGCATGCTCTCGTAGTACGACGTCAGTTCATCGAACTGCGTCTGACTGATCAGGCCCTTGTCGAACGCGGCGCGCACCTCGGCATAGGCCGACTCAAGCTCGCCGATATTCGTGACCTGCTGGAACACGCCATCGTTGACCTGGCGCCAGGCGTTTTCCATCGGGCCAATTTCTTCGAGCACGCCGCGCAGGCCGTTGGCGGTACGCTCCTGCTCGTCGGCGAACGCGGCGCTGTTCTTGAAGGCCTCCTCCACCACGGCGTCGAAGTCGGTGTAGCGGGCCTCGACCTCCTGCATCGCCCGCGCCTCGCGCTCGCGCTCGCGCGCCTCGGCCTGCCGGTCGATCCCGAGGATGACGTCACTGGCCTCGCGGTTCATCCGCGCCATGCGTGTCGCCAGGTCCTCCTGGGCCTCGCCGGCGGCGACCCAGTCGCTGACAGCGAAATCCCACACCAAACGGCCATCGGCGATGGCGCGATTCTGCTCGCGCAGCTCGCGCGTCGCCTCGTCAACGTTGGCACCAAAGCCCATGATGTCGCGGCCGGCGGTGTATACCGCCGCACCGGTGATCGCTACGCCAGCGGCCAGACCAACCGGGCCGGTGAGCACGCCCACCAGGCCGGATACCAGCGGCGCGGCCTTGGCAATCACTCCGCTGCTACCCAGCACCGGCCGCACGATTCCGTTGAACGTGATCACGGCGCTGGCCAGGGTGTTTAGCGCCAGCGAGGCGCCGCCGATCGTACCCACAACCACCGCCCAGGCTGGGTCGAGCTCCAGGGCGAACTGCACCAGGTTGGCCATCTGCTCGAGGAACGGCCCCAGCGCGGTGATCGCGCCGGCCGTGTAACCGCTGAGCGTCTCGAATGCCAGGCCGATGGTCTCGATCACGCTGGCCAGGCCCTCAGCGCTGGAGAGGTTGGCACCGCCGAACAGCTCCGAGATGGCCTCGCGCACCATGTCGATGCCGTTGAAGAAGCTGGAGAAATCCGCACTCTCCAGCGCCTCGGGCAGGTTGCGGGCCACATCGCTGAGCGTCTGCTCGATGCCGCCCATCATGCTCTCGAGCTGATTGACGAAGCCCTCGAGCTGGCCATCGGTGATTGACGCGCCCACTGCATTGAAGATCTCGGCGATGGCAGCCTGAATCCCGGTGAACTCGTCCAGCAGCGGGTCGCCCACCGCGATCAGCGCGCCGGTCATGGCGTTCTGGATGCGCTGCGTGCCTTGCTCCACCGTGCCCGCCATGCGGGTGTAGGCCTCTTGCGCGGCGCCGGTGCGGTTTTCCTGGTTTTCCAGGGCCACGGCGAACTTGTCGGATGCCTCGCCGGTCAGCGTTAGCACGCCCTGGAGCGCCTGCACACTGCCGAACAGCGTCGCCATTTGCTCGGTGTTGCCGCCGGTGGCCTCCGCCACAATATCCATCATCCCGGCCAGTCCCTCGGACTCCAGGGCCGTGGCACCGAATTCGATATTCAATTCAGCGGCGAGATCCCGTGCCTGCTTCGCGGGGTTGATCATGTTGGAAATGGCGGATACAACCTGCGTTACCGCCTGCGACGTCGGCGTGCCGGTGGCCGTAATGGCAGACACTGCCGCCAGCAGTTCGCCAAACTCAATCCCAGCGTTGGCCGCCAGGCTGGTGGCCTGGGACATCGATGCCGACAGTTCAGGCAGGGTCGTGATGCCGTCGCGCACCGCTTGGAACAGGGCGTCGGCATAGTCGCCGGCTTCCTCGGCGCCAGCGCCATAGGCGTTCAGCGGACCCTCCAACGCTATCAGCGCGCTCTTGAGGTCCGACTTGCCGCCGATGGCGAGCATCTCGGCCTTGCGTACTACGTCCAGCGAGTCGGCATAATCCACGCCGGCAGAGATCGCCGAGTAGACCGCGCTGTTGATGTCGCCCAGCGACTGAGCACTCTCCCGGCCGTACTCGAGAATTTCCTGGCGGAAGCCGGCCAGGCTATCGGTCGGCTCGTCGATAAGCGTCGAGATCTCGCGGAACTGGCTATCGAAGTCGCCGGCCAGCTTGATCGCAAAGCCGGTCACCGCCACACCGGTGGCCAGCAGCGCCGTCTGGAACGCCAGTACGTTCTTGGTCAGATCCGCCATCGGCTCGGTGGCTTTCTGCACCGACCCCGCAACGCCGTCGATCTGGCGGGTGGCGCTGTCCACCCCCGCCCCCATCTGGTCGACGCCCTCGAAGATGATAGCGACGCTTTTTTCTAGATCGGCCATGTCGTAACTCTCTGTTCGTGTCTCGCCGCGGACGCACACAAAAGGCGCCTACTATGGGCGCCTCATTGCTGAGCCGAAGAACTCAATGCCTTGCGCTGTTCGATCAGCAGCAAGAGCCACCCGGCGGCTTCCACGTCGCCGCTATCTGCGCGGCGATCCAGCATCTGATAGAGCTCACGCTGGCGGCGGGCTGAAGGGATGATGTTGCGTGTACGAGGCTTTCGGCTGTTCGGTGTCATGATGGCACTGTCATTTTATCCAGTACCACATATGGTAGTCATATCCATATAAATGTCCATATATTGTTATAAATCTTGCGCGGGGTTGCCTTAGGCAGCCCCGCACCGATCTATGTCTTACCGGATCAGCGCCAGCAGACTGCGATTGGCTGCACAGCGCCCTCGGTTGGTCTTGCAGTGATCCTTGGGCTCTGCCTCGGCGGCCTCCTGCCAGGTAGCCACGTAGCGTCGGGCGGCACGTTCACGCGCTTTAGGGGGCAATGTTCGAAGCCTGACGCAGATGAAACGGCGGTCCTCGGGCACTAATGGGCATCGATCGGCTATCCAGTCGATCCAGTCAACACGGCCAGCCAGGCTGCCGCGTCGGGGTTGTTTGGGGATCCATACGCCCAGCAGCTTGGCCACCTCCTGTTGAGCCTCCTTGGCGTCTTTGGCCGTTTCGAAAGCGTCATCAATGGCAGCAGCCAGGATGGCGCGGGCATGCCGATCCATCGGCGCCAGCACGTCTCGCAGACGATTGGCCAAGGGCATACCAAGGTCACGACCGGCACCACTCACCAGAGCGGTAATGATCGCTTCAGTCTCGTAGGATGGCGCTGGCTCAGTAGGCTGCGGATTTTGCGGATTTGCGGATAAGCCCCCCGGCTGGGGATCGACACCTGCGGATGAACTGCGGATACCTGCGGATTCCGTCGGCGCTACCTGGCCAACTCCAGTTACCGCTGAGGCGTCGCTATCAGGTAAAAGCAGGTCTGTCGCCTGTCGTGCCTGGGTGGGTGGCTGCGCTGGGACCAGCGGGTCGTCGCCATCCCACAGGCGACGGCCAATTTCCATCAGATCGATCATGGCTCATGCCTCCCCTACCAAGCGCCAGCTCGCCGGCTGTCCGCGGGGACTACTGGTGGCGATCTGGAGATGACCGGTGTCGACCAGGAAGCCCAGCAGTGGCCTGGCTTTCTTGGCGCTGCGGTACTCACTTGGCAGGCGCTTGAAGTCCTGGGCATGTAGCACGCCACCGTGCTCCTTGATCCACTCCAACAGCTCTCGAGCCTGCAGCTCCTCAGTGTCCTGCCGTGCCTCTGCACTCCGGATCGCCATTGACTCCAGGTAATAGGCCACCAGCCTGCCAGCGCGCTCAATATGCGCCACGCAGGGGGCCTCATGGCCTTCCACCAGCGCCAGCACAGTAGCGATTCGCGCCGCGTTGTCGGCGGCCTTGCTGGCAAATGCCTGCACATCACGAAAGCGACCATCGGGCTGAACCTGCAGCTCGATAGCGTCGTGCAGACGCGCCCATGCTTCGTAAGCCTCGCCCTCAATACGCACGAGCCTGGGGGACAGTGAGCCGCTATCGTCGACCTCCAGTGGGGTGCGGATCAGGTCGGTGAGCACGGACCAGTAGCGGGCGATTGCTGGGTCATGGTGCGGCCCCTTATTGGGGTCGCGGCCTTTCAGCAGTCGCTGTCCCACTAGGCTTGGCTCTTGCACGATCAGGAAGCGTGCGAGGAAGCCCTGTCCTTGCAGCAGCGGGTCACCCAACACTTTGGCGGCGACCACCGGCTGCAGCATCAGGTGGGCAGAAAGGCGGCGGCCGGCCAAGACCCCAGACTCGCCCGCCGTGCCTCGAGTGCGAGTGATCGGGGCGCCATCCCACAGCTTGGAGACCATCGCCACGGTGCGTCCGCGTCCTTCTTCGCTCATCCCGTGACCACCGAAGAAGCCGACACCTTCATCGGAGAACAGCCCGGCGCTCGGGTGGTTGTTCTGCAGATGGCGATAGATGCCCTCGGCGGTAGGCTCGCCAAACGTCATGCTCGGCATGGTGGGCGCTTGCGGCTCCTCAGCATCTATGGCAGTCAACGTCTCTTGCAGATAAGCCGCCTCGCCCTCGCTCATCGCCTGCTTGCCCTTGGGCTTAGCGGCATTGACCAGGGAATCACGGCGCATTTCCCACACCTCACGCGCTGCTTTGTGGGCGGCCAGTTCCTCAGGGTGGTGCTGGCGCTTCTCGGCCTCCAGCTCGCGGATCGGTGACAGCGCCAGCGCATCCAGGCTCGACTTCCTCTCGCCGCTGCCGGCTACCGTCATGCAAAACAGCGATACCGGCCCCCGACCGATCTGGCCTCGAGCCACGTCTACTTGCCCCTGAATGGCCAAGGCGGCTGCAGCCAACACGGATTGGCCGGCCATGCCAGGCGGGGTCTGCACGTAGTAGGCCAAGCGCTCGGCCGCTTCACCTAATACCGGTCCCAGCGCATCAATCGGGTACTCTGGCGGCGCCTCGCGTTCAGCTAATGGTAGGGGCGCCAGCTCGATGCGGCTCCCTCGCTCGGGCGGTTGCTCGCTTTGGTGCTTCACAGCTGCCATCGTCATGCGGCACCCTCCTCGAGCTGTTGGCACCGCGCCAGGTCATTGAAGTCAGTACAGGTACAGCCAACGCACGGGAAGCGAGGCCATGTCAGATCAGCGCGGATCGACTGGGCGGCGGCGCGGCCGGCCGTCATGCCTGGATTGCCTTCGGTTCGGTGGTCGTTATCAGCGGCCACGGTGATGGCCACCTCGGTCGGTAAGCGCTGGCGCAATGCGTGACCTACCGTCGCAAGGTTGTTGGCGGTCATGGCCGCCACCACAGGACTTCCGGTCGCCTCTTGCAGTGTGGCGGCGGTTGCCCAGCCTTCGCATAGGTAGACGCGCTCAGCGCCAGCCAGACGGCCCAGCAGGGAAGCGGCACCTTTGAGCCGGGCGCGTGGCAGGAATCGCTTTCCGCCATCGGGGTGGATGCGCTGCAGATTGACCAGCGCGCCAGCGCAGAACAGCGGCACCAACAGCACGTCGCCTTGCTGGCGCAAGCCATGGTGCCGAACGCGCTTGCACTGCAGGTAGGGGTGGTTTGGGCTCGCCGGCTGAGCGGAGGACCAAAGGCGGCGGGCGCGATCGGCGGCTTCGGCGTGATCTCGCTGGCGCAGGGCCTCTCGTTCTCGCCGCGCGCGCTCGGCGGCTTTCCGGGCCCCCTCTGCGGCGGCGGAGTCATGCTCGCCGGCCAGAGTAACGGTCTGCTGTTCCCCCGTGTGCCAGTAGCCGAACACTGCCACTTCAGGTGTGGGGCAGACATACCAGCCGGCCAGGTTGCCGCGGCGCTTGTCGGGGGCATCGAAGCGGTGGACTTCACCATCAGCACAGATCGACAAACCCGTGACGCCACGAGCGGCCAGGGCCTCGACCAGCGCGGTGGTGATGCTGTGGTGATGGGTCGCCTCTGGCTGGCCTTTGTGACGATAGTCGGCTGCATGAGTCGTCATGGTTTCCCCCCTTTGCCAGCGCGGGCGGGATGCCCGGGGGACGCCTCGAGCATTTCCAGAATGACGCCATCCAGGTAATCGGCAGCCAGCCCAACGCAGCAGGCCAAGCCGTACTCGGTTACGTCGTCCATGCGCTCCTCATCGCGGCGATGGGCGTTGTCTTCCAGCAGTCCAGCGACTGCCCGTAAGGCAGCAGCGGCCTTGTCCACGTCAGGGATGAACGCCGCGGGGGCGGCCAACGGATCCTGGTGCTCTACAGGGGTGGTTTTCGCCTTTTGGTTCATGCCGAGCCCTCCAGAACAGCCAGCCGCCGCTCGAGCAGTTGGGTAAGGAAGCTGCGCAGCTTCTCTTGCTCCTGGTCAGTCAGCACCAACAGGCCGTAGTTGGTGGTTACCTGGCCGGCGCTCGCTGCCTGCTTACTCAGTGCGTAACGGGTGTGGTCGATAGCATCCCCCAGGTCGCGGGCGGCTAACTCCATCACGATCTCGCTGCAAGTCATGACGTGACCTCCCGGCTCTCACCTTGGGCGTCAGGCGTATTCACAAGCTCCTCATCTTCAACGATCGACTCAGCTAGCAAGGTCGCTTGGTTGGCCAGATGGCTCATGGCAGCAAGCATGGCGCCCTGTTCGTACTCACCGAGCACGGCTTTTTCACCCTCATTTGCTCGGCGCACCAGGTCGGCTTCAAGGATCCCTGTCATTCCATATATGGCGCCAACGATGTCCTTGATGCTCTCGGCGCGAGTGTTGGGGCGGGTCATTGGGCAACCTCCTGGCCAGCGCCAGCTAAGGGAGGCCCCTCTCTTTTGTCGTATGCCTCGGCGAGCCAGCGACGTTGGTTGCCAGTAACCTCATGGCGCTGCCGGGACCGCCTATCGGCGAGGTGTGCTTCGATCTCTTGCAGGCTCCAGCCATCAGCACTGAGAACCAGGGCTGCATAGGTGTCGGAGGTGACGTCCAGTGGACGTGCCGGAAGATTACGAGGATCGATCTGCTGCAGACGTGAGTTCATGACGCCACCTCCTGCTCGCTTCCGCGGGCTTCCAGGCGGCGGGCTTTCTCGATGTGGTGGTTGTAACGCTTTAGGCGGGTGCTGGCGCTGGTATCGCTGAACAGGGCAGCTCTGGCCATTGCCCGGTGAGCAGCGGCGCGCGCAGATGGGTTGCGAGTAGGGAACAGGCGGAATGACGCCATGGGTCTGACTCCTATGTGATCGGAGTCGTCCCCGGCTGCGGCCAAGCAGCTGATGGGGGCGACTGTACGCAGGTTGGCCGACCGGTCACATAGGAAACCGGCACACCCGGAGGTGTCCCGCGCACAGCCGCCATAGCACATGGCAGGCACAAAAAAAGCGCCCGACATGGTGGTGGCGCTTGTGCGCCTATGTAATTCCGACCGGCCAAGGTCGGCTGACGAATTTGCGCCAGCAGAAAGAGCATAGTCGGGCACAAGGGCAGCGGTCAACATCAGGCCACCTCCCCACGTCCGGCTTCCCAAGCCAGGAGATCAGCCAAGCGCCAGCGAGTGCAGTTGTCACCCAGCTTCACGGGCTGGGGGAATTTACCTTCGCGAGCCCAACGCCAAATGGTAGGCACGCTCACGCTTTCCCGCTTCGCCACTTGGGTAGCAGTCATGAAAACGGGAGCATCAGTGGGATGATCTGCCATAACACTTCACCTTGTCTTATGCGGTTGCAAGGTGGAGGTTGGCGGAATGGGAGGGCGGGGTATTGCTAGAATTTAGTGCGAAAATTGGAATGTTGTTTATTCTTCGTCGTCGACGCAGCCAATACGCTTCCCGGTGATCTCTTCGACAATCTCATGAGCTCTGCGACTACGCTTAGCCGAATCGCTATAGTAAGCTGCTTTCAGGGTACCTGGCTTGATTCCTAGCCTTTCACCGACTTCTTCAAATAGGCCGTCATCTATCGGCTTCCCCAAATCCCTACTAGCGAAGTAGACTTGCATCGCCGCCATAAGTTTGGAATGCCTGTGCTTATCCAGATACCCATCGATCACCAGTGGCGGTTTTGCTAACTCACCATCTTTGGCTTTTCTAGCCCGCACCAATGGCATCCCCTGCCCTTGGCCAAACCACTTTGCGCTGCCCTCCATGAAGTCATAGGCAGCACTACCCAACGTCGAAAGATGGTAACTATCAGGGACAGTGTCTGGGTCAGAAAGTGCAGCGATTGCTGACACCAGGTGACCCACATCTTCACCGTAGGCTGCCACAAACTCATCCTCTTGCTTGGCATTATCGGCTCTACTCAGCCTGAAGAGAGTGATAACGCCATCCAGCCCCATGGGGGTGTGCGCCGTGCCGCTCGCGCCTGCATAACTGAAAATTACGCCAGCGGCATCTTCTCTGGTCGCCCCATCCCACTCCACAACGCGCGTGCTCAGCTTGTCGCTACCCATATACTCAGCCAGCCGATCTAGCACGCTATCTAGATCGGACTGGATTGCTTTCAGCTCGTCGTCCATATCCTTCACCTCAGCAATAGGGCTATAGGCCAGGGATTATCCGCAGCTACCCGCAGCGCTTCCGCAAGTGGCCAGGTCAGCTCTGATGCACTTTTCCGCAAATCCGCAATATCCGCAGGCGGGCACTTCCAGAATCTTCACAGTTCATCCATCGCTTGCCGCCTCGCTGGCGCTTGCCCCTCGAATGGGGGCCACCTTACCGGTACCGATCGGCGAGGCCAGGAAAACGGCCCACTGCTTCATCAGCCTGGCACGCTTGGCCAGTAGATCGCCGCGGCGGTAGGCAGCCTCAGCTTGGTTACCAATGATGTGGGCAAGGGCCATCTCCGCCACGTCATGAGGGGTGGCGGTGCGCTCTGCCATCCAATCGCGAAATGTGGATCTCATACCGTGAACCGTGGCCCGTTCCTTCTCACCCATGGCAGCCAGCAGGTCAGTCATTGCCCTGTCGGCAAGCTTGCGCTCTTTACCTCGGGTGAAGACCATCCCTTCCTTTGCCTGGGGCAGCGAGCGCAACAGCTTCACGGCCGCTGGCGCCAGCGGCACACGATGCTCACGGCGGCCCTTCATTCGCTCTCCTGGAATGATCCAGACCTGATTTACCAGGTCGATCTCTTCCCAGCGGGCGCCCAGCACCTCGCCCGATCGGCAACCAGTCAGGATGGTGAAGGCAAGCGCCTTGGCCGGCATGTCGTCCCGATCTCGCAGCCTTGCCCAAAACTCCGGCATAGCGTCGATGGGCATGGCCCGGTGGTGAACCTTCTTCTTGATCTTGGCTGGCGCTGGCAGCACAGCATCCAGGTTGCCTTTCCAGGCGGCCGGGTTGGGGCCGGAACGGTGACCGTGGGCCGTTGCCCATCCCAGAACGGACTCGATGCGCTGACGCACGCGGGCGGCGGTGGTGGGCTTGCTCTCCCAGATGGGCTCGAGGCTTTGCTTAACGTGGACCAGCTCAATATCGGCCACGGACATGGAGCCAAGGATGGGCAAAGCATAGCTCTCCAGGCTCTGCCGCCACTGGTGGGCATGCTTGGGGTTACTAGCCTCGGCCTGCTTCACCTTGATCACAGCTTCTGCAGCTTGGGCAAACGTCAGGCGGCGTAGCTCAGCAGCCAGGAGCGCTTGTTTGGCTTCGCGGCGCTCTACCAGGGGATCAACGCCCCGGGCCAGCTTGGCGCGGAATGCATGACCCTTCTCACGAGCTATAGCCAATGTGGTATTGGGATAGCTACCAAGGCCAACATCACGATAGACGGCAAACGGCTTGCCATTAGCGGATTGGCGCTTCTCTCCGGTCGGATAGCGAAGAATCCATGACCGGCTGCCGGTCTGAGTCACACGCAAGAACAA